CTTACTCCTCAATTCGTTCTTCAGCTTCTTAGACGCACTCTGGCCAATCTTTCTGTTTGCTGCCCGCAGTTCCTTGGCCATGACTTTAGGGAAGTCGCCAATGCGGCCTATCTGCTTCTCAAGTTCGTCTAAGCCGATGATAGTGTTGCGCTGCTTAGAGCGCCCCATGTATTCCCTAAGCCTAACGCCCATCCGTCCCCTTCTCTTTGCAGAAGATGCGCAAGCCGTCGCGGCGTCCAATCTCCTCGAAGCCTAAGATTTCGTACTTGCGGCTCTCAAAGTAAATGCAGTCATCCTGGCTAATGGTCAGGCCGGCAGCGTCGTCGGTAGGATTTGGATGGCGCACAATGAACGTCACGTCACGCTGCGGAAAGATTTGGTAGGCCTTCATGCTCTCGCCGGCCGATCCGGCGTAGATGACTTCTGCCCACATAACCGTATCCGTGTAACTGCCAACGGTCGGCTGGCCGTAGTCGTCCTGTGCCAGCGTCTCGGCGCGGTGCGTGATTTGCCGGTCCCGTCGTCCTGCGTTCTTCATGGCTGGTAGATGATGCGGAACGGATTAAGCAAGGCGTCAAGGCCAAATTTGAGGCGCGTGGTAACCGCACCTGTAACCTCCTCCTGCCGGTTCTCGTACATGGTAGACACCAGTAGCTTGATGGCATGCACCACCGGCGTCGGCACGGTCGTATATCCAGCGCTAAAGGTGATGACCACCGGCGTCAGGGCGTACTCGTAGACGTTAGGATAGTCGCGGAAGGCGATGCGTGACGGCTGGCTAATCAGGTCCGTGTACCAGTTGGTCGCGGTCAGCGTCGTCAGGTTGCTGTAGGTTTTGTCCTCGGTCGTCTGGTACTTGACCTCGGTCACCGCCTGCACCGGTCCCATTGGGAAGTAGGCGTTGTAGAAGCCTGGCAAGTACCCGCGCATGTTGTAAGTGCCCAGCTTGATATTGCAGTGCTCCTCAATGTATGCGATGGCCGCAAGGCGCAGCGCTGTGATCAGCGTATCCTCGGCGGTGTGCGTCACGCGCATGTACGCCTTCAGCTCGTCCACCGTGACGATGTTGTCAAGGACTACTGTTTGGCCGGTTATCTCTACTTGCATTCCGTAAAAATAGAAAAGCCCGCACGAGGCGGGCCTTTCTGAGTCAGTCAATTACTGCTTATTAGGCAGCGTTGTCGTGGAAGGTGTACGCGGCACCGGCGTGAACAGCCTTGGTGTCGGCGTAGCGGTGGACGCTAATCCGAACCTGGTGGTTCAGGTCGAGGCTGTACGGGTTAACGACGAAGTCAATGCCTCCGAAGTAACCAAGCACAGCGGCCATGTTAAAGTCGGCCATGATCATCGTGCCTTCAGCAGCAACTCCGTTGGCCGGCACGAGGTCGGTCACGTAGTACGGGTAAGACATAGCCGTAATTTGACCAGCCGTGCTGCGGTCGAGGATGCCGGTCACGCCGGTAACCAACACACCGCCGGAACCTTCGGCAATCAGAGCGTGGGCAGTACCGTTAACCACCACGCGCACGTTGCGCAGGTCGACACCAGCGTCGGCAAGAACGCCCTCAGCAGTCACCATCAAAGCGGCCGTCGGTGCGGCGTCGCTGTCACCGTCGCTGGTGCCGATGATGGCGTCAAAGACGGCCTTGTCGATTTCGCGGTTCAGCTGCGTGGTCATGTCCTGCGTCAGCATCCGCGTCACGGCGTCACCGCCTTGCAGCAGGAGCTGCTCGGTCACGGTCACGTAAGCGCTGTAACGGCTCGGCGTCAGGCTCGTGTTGCCAATGGTCGTGTCAGCATCACCAGTGAGCGCAGCACCCTCGTTCGGCGTGCTGATGGTAGAGGCAGCCGTAACGGTCGGAATGTTCACGTTGGACGTCAGGCCGGTGAGGACGCGACCACCGAGCTCTTGGAAGAGCGTGGGGTTGGCCAGTGCCTCGATGCCTTGTGCCACAGTCGTACCAACAAAGGCGGGGCTGTTGGCCAAACCAGATCCTGCACCGAACTCACCGGCATCACCGACAGCACGCAGGGCAACGTCCGGAATGGACAGCTGGCCCTTAAGAGAGACGCCAGCCATGCGGGCCTCCTTCATTGCTTCTTCGGTGTATTCAGCGGCGACACCCGTCAGGCGCTTGCCTTGGGCGAGATCGCGGACAGCCGTAGCGAGGTCGAGCCGCTTGGACATGGTCCGCAGCTCGTGGGCACCACCGCGGCCAGCCTCACCGGCAAGCACAGCGCTCTCGGCAATCTTGGCGTCCTCGCGCTTCACCTTAAGCTGGACGTCGACTTTACGAATTTCAGTTGCAAGGCGCTCCATCTCGGCCACATCAGTGTCGTTCAGGTCGCGCTCCTCCAACTCAGCGGCTTTTTTAACGTCTTCGCGCTGCTCGACGTACTGCTGGCGAAGGGCCTGCAGGTCTTTGATGGGGAGATCAGTCATTTTCTTTTTTCTCTTCGGCACGAGCATACACGCTTGCAGCCTGATATGCCGGATAAGTTACAGGTGAGACGTCAATCAAACGGCTCACTTTCTCAATAACTCGCACGCCGTCTTCGTCCACAGACTCCTCGCCAATGGTAAAGGCAAAAGAAGATTGTGAAATGTCGCCGCGCTGAATCATCGTGTAGAGGTCACGACCGGCTTGAGTGTCGCTCAACACGCCACGGTAGTACAGTCCGTCCTCGTCTTCCTTCAGCTTTAGCGTGCCGTTGCTTGTACGTGCCAGTGGGACGCCGTCGTGATTGATAAGCAGCCGCACGTCGTCGTCGAGTACGTCAGCAAAGGCACCTGGGGCAATGCGCTCTTGGAAGCTGCCAAGGTCGGTGGTGCTGTTGAACACCGCGGCGTAGCCTTCTACGACGAGGTCGTCGGTGGCGGCCCGCATCTCGGCGTGCCGGTACTGCACTCCGTCGGCCTGCGCCTTGCGCTGCTGCTCCTGCGGCTCTCCGGCCAAGTAAGAGCGGATCGCGCGGATGCGGTCCTTTGGCTCTCCTGGCAAGGTTTGATACATCATGCCCAGTGCGACCTGCGTCGTCTTGTTGTCTGGGTTCTCTTGGTTGTGCTCGCGCGTCATCGACCGCAAGGCTCGGCGTACTGCTCCGTCCATGTTTCTTTCGTTCATTTCGTCTACCCTTGCCGCTGACCAACGCAGCATGGCCTTGCCTCCCCAGGCGTCATACATGAGGCCACCGCACCCCTCAGAGTAGGGCACGTCTGCATGCTCGGCCGCACGGCTCAAGTAGCTGTAAGTTCTCTTGATTGTTTCGTCGCTTAAATTCTCTCGGCTGGCAATTTGGTTGGCGCGCTGCTTGCCGACCTCCGTGCCACAGCTGCCCCAACCGTTTTCGTCCGCCCACTTCAATGCGCGCTTGGCGTTGTTGACCGCGCCGGCGGGATAGTCATTCCGTGGCATCGTCGCTGCTGATTTTGTCAGAGTATGCGCCAAGACGATCGAGGGCAATTTGATTGACCTGCACCGTGTGGGTATCGCCACCGTCAACAGGGTTGAGCTCCTCCGTGCCGCGCACCTCGTTGATGTTCATCACCCCGTTCTGCAGCATCTGCGTGTAGAAGCTAGCACGTGCCTGCATGTCACCGCGGAAGAGGTCGTTGAGGCTGTACTTGAAGTAATGGTTCCGCGCCTCTTGACGAGTGAGCAGCTTACTGGCCAACTCCTGCTCGATGCGCTTGGCCCAAGGCAGGACCGTGTGCCGTGCGAACATGAGGTTTTGTTGCTCGACGTTGTTGTATGTGGTCTGCGACTCCAGCTGCACCAGCGCCGGCGGCACGCTGAAAATCCGGCAGATCTCCTCAGCTTGGAACTTGCGCGTCTCAATAAACTGCGCTTCCTCCGGTGCGATGGCAATCCGATTGTATTTGAAGCCAAAGGGCAAGAGCTTCGTGCCGGCCGAGGTCATGCTGCCGTTCCAAGACTTCTGCAGCATCTCCATCTGCTCAGACTTCAGCGGCTGATCGCTTGACAGCACGCCGGTCATCTGTCCGCCGTTGCCAAAGTACTGACTGCCGTAGTCCTGTG